CTACGGGGCATCGTCAGCGACAGGATACAAAGGGGCATCGTCAGTGACAGGAGACTACGGGGCATCGTCAGCGACAGGATACAAAGGGGCATCGTCAGCGACAGGAGACTACGGGGCATCGTCAGCGACAGGATACAAAGGGGCATCGTCAGCGACAGGAAACTGCGGGGCATCGTCAGCGACAGGATACAAAGGGGCATCGTCAGCGACAGGAAACTACGGGGCATCGTCAGCGACAGGAAACTGCGGGGCATCGTCAGCGACAGGATACAAAGGGGCATCGTCAGTGACAAATCCAGAAAGTATTGCTGTGGCCTGGGGATATCACGGAAAAGCAAGGGGTGTTAAAGGTGCATATCTTGTTTTAGCAGATTGGGAAGGAGATGAGAAGTGCTATTGGGAACAGGATAAATGGAGATTAAAAGGAGCCGAAATGGTAAGGGTTGACGGAGAGAAAATCAAAGAAAATATTTGGTATACAATGGTTAACGGAAAGGTGGTTGAGGTAGAAGATGTTTGTAAAAACTAGATTTCTCAAAAACGATACAGTGGTCGGTAAGGAATACACATATAAATGCAATGACGACGTTAAGGTCGGAGATGTTGTGAAAGCACAGCCCGACGGAGGCATGGCGGTAATTACGGAAATAAATGTTCCTGAAAAGGAAGTCTATTCATATAAAGACAAATTAAAAGAAGTTAGGAAGGTGGATTAATTATGGCAGCAGCAAAAACAGTAGAAAAGAAACAAATGGTACAAACAAAAGAGGAGCACCAGGCATCAATGGTAGTGAATAATTCGTTTATTGACGGGCTCGTAAAACAGCTGAACAAAAAATGCGAATACGGAATGAGCTTTCCGGCGGATTATAATGTATCAAATGCCTTAATGGGTGCTTATCTCGTGCTCAAAGAAACAGAGGATAAAAACAAAGTTCCATTATTACAATCATGCAGTCAGGCGAGTATTGCCAATGCCTTAATGGACATGGCTACGCTGGGATTGTCTGTTCAGAAAAAGCAAGGATATTTCATTGCATACGGCAAAAAGTGTCAGTTTCAACGTTCATATTTTGGAAATATTACCATTGCAAGACGATATGGTCTTAAAGAAATTAATGCAGAGGTTATCTATGAAGGAGACGATTTTCAGTACCGCATTGAAAACGGAAAGAAAATCTTCGAAAAACACAATCAGGATTTCATGAATATTGATAACACCAAAATCAAAGGCGCATACGCAGTTATAACAATGGAAGACGGAACCCAATATTTAGAAGTAATGAATTTTAAACAGATAGAACAGTCTTGGAAGCAGGGCTATGGATATAAAGGAAATAGTCAGGACACAACACATGCGAAATTTGCTGACCAGATGGCAAAGAAGACTGTAACTAACAGAGCTTTAAAGCAGATTATTAATACTCATGGCGATGCGTTTGTACAGGAGGCAGATACAAGAACCGAGGAAGTTTCTCACGAAGACATGGTGGTAGCAGAAGTGAACAATATTGTTGAAACAGAAGCAAATAAGGAAGAATTTTCTGTAGAGTCAGAAGCAGAAGTGGAGAAAATCCCAGCAGAAGAAGTAGAAATTGAGGATAAGAAAGTAAGCAAAGCAGAAGAGACAGATTTACCTGACTTCATGACAATGGAAGAGGCGTAAATTAAACAGGTGGCAAGATATTTAAGGCTTGCCACCGGAAAGGGATGCATGACAAATTACGAAAGATTCAGTGAAGGCTTTGAAAAGACAGAAGAAATTCAAATTGAAGCTGTCAAAATGCTTTTAGACCAAATTATGGAAGATTATCAGTCGGGCTTGTTTGAAATAAATTTTCCGCTGTATACAAAAAAATACAAAGAAGCATTACAATGGCTGAGCTCAGAGGGAGGAGAAAAATGCCATACGGATTAACAAAAGAAATGTGGAATTCAATAGAAAACGAAGTCGCACGCAAGTTTTATGAAACTCCAGAAGGTTTAAGAAATGCTTTAGTAAGTGGATTTTCTATGCAGGAATTAACGGAAGCAATTCCTATATTGGAAAAAATTCCGCGCAGCAAAAAGAAAATAGACTTAATAAATAAAGAATTAGCTGAAAGAGCAGAACCTAAAAAGCTAACTAGAGAAAATGAAGATAAAATGGTTGTAATGTTTAAAAGCACTTTGGAAGCCGAAAAGTTTAGAAACGATTGGAACACAACATGCAGAGATATTCGAAAGAAAATGGGATATTCGGCATAAATTGTACTGTTTTTTAAAGAAAGTGAGTAAATAATGATTGACGAAAAAAGGCTTATCAAGGAATGCGAAGAAAGATTACTCGTAGGCACAAACGTAATTAAGATGATTGAAGAGCAGCCTAAAATATTAGAATGGATACCATTAGAAAAGAAAAAACCAGAAAATGGGGCACGAGTTCTTTTGTCGTTTAAAAACGAGGGTCAAAAGCCACAATTAGGTGTGCATAGAGAAGGCGAAGAAGATTTCTATGTTCCATTTACAAATCACATAACATACACGTCTTTGGGGCGTGTTGTAAATGCCTGGATGTCGATTCCTGAGCCGTACACAGCTGAAAAATGCAAGAAAGAAGATTCTCCATCATGGAAAAGAGAGGTTTTGAACGATTTTATGAAAGGAGCATATGAATGATTGATCCGTGTATAAAATGTGTGGAAAGAGACCGATGCAAGGGAATGAACCAGCCTTGCAAGTTCAAAATTGCATATAACAATTGGAAAAGAGGTTGCAAAAAGGTGGCCAAACATACAAAGAAAGTAAATAAAAGAATAAGAGAAAGCGAGGCATAAAGCAATGATATGTAGAGATGATATTGTTATAAGAAAAGCCGTTTTACATATTTTAGATACTAATAGAGGACAATGCATACTTTCTAACACTCTCCTAAATCCCGGTCCTGACTTACACGATTTCATTCGAAATCATATTTACAAAATTGTTTCAAGCGATGATACAAAAAACTGTGAGTTTGACCCGGAATGTTCTCCAATCTACTCTATTTTAGGAACTTGGGATGAATCAGATGAAACTTCCTTTATAGAAACTAGTCAGGCTATTGCCAACAAGTTATACGTTGCTATGGGTGAAGGGTTAGATATTCCTGCTGCTGATTTATTATTTGTAACTTTCCAGGTAGAAGGAACCATTTATCTTGCTCTCTTAAAAATGAATTACAAAATGAGCTATACACATCATGTTGCAAGAGAATTAACACAATATGAAGACGATTTGCTTCGCAATGTAGAAATTTCCAGAACTCGCTCATTTTTATCTGGAACTTCCAGAATTTCAGAAGCTGCAATCATTAATTTGAGTGATCGCAGCATAAAATTATTAGAAAAGAGATATGAAGTTAACGGTGAGAAGGTTTACTATCTGTCCGAAAAATTTCTTGTATGTCGCACCAATATTTCTCCAAAAAAGAAGTTAAATATTCTTACCCGTGTTATTAATAATATTTCTAATAAATACGATGGTGCCGATTTAAAAACAAAGATGGATACAAAAAGTGCTCTTCAAAAAGAATACGTTGATAACAAATCTTTCGATATAGAAGAAATAGGTAATAAACTTTTCGGAAAAAGTCCAGAAAAAAAATCAGAATTTGATGAAAAAATGGAACAGTACGACTTACAATATGATAACTTTACTGTCACCAATGAAAGTACTGTAAAGAAATTAGAAAAGCAGGTCATGGTAACCGATAGTGGAATTGAAATTTCAATTCCTATGGAAGTATATAATAAGCGAGCTAGTCTTGAGATTAAGACTGACGCAACAGGAAAATCGACAATTATTATTGGAAATATTGATAATGTTATTTTGAAATAAGAAATCCATATAATTGCAGTATAAAAAAGAAAGGAGATACAAGTGAGTAATCAAAAGAAGAGATTGGAAGAGTACAGAAAAGCCAGGAATGATGGTATAAAATTGGCCTGCAAAATCATTCTCGATTCCGAAGAGATGACTGAAGAAGAAAAGAATAAGGCATTGAAAGCTATCGGTAAAGAACAACGTTTCCGAAAAAATAATAACATGGATACAAATTTGACACTAAAAGAGCTGGAAGAAGCATCAGAACCGATGCGAATTCTTATAAATGAGGGCCAGATTTTAATAGCTTTATCTGTTTTGCATGATGAATTTGATTTTGGGAGAACTCGCTTAAATCGTTACATGGATAGATTTTGTAGCATACACGATTCGATACAGGGGGGATGGGCAGGTTATAGCGACTACAGAGATATGCTAGCCGAAAAAATGGGGAAATTACTTCCTACTGATTTACTAAGTACAGATCCGCACTGGGAGAAAGATGAAAAGAAATAAGGCGACAGGGGTGAAGATATGAATATTACAGTGAATTTAGACAATTTAAAAAGCGATGAAAGAGAAAAGCTGTTGGGATTAATCAACAAAGCTAGCAGTCCGATGAAAGAGGAATTTTCTTGTGTAAAACGACGTGAAGACAAACTTACTTGGGAAGAATTAGGGGAAATCATTGAAGCAGGAAAGGCAAAAGAATTCTTCGACGGCAAAGGGAGTATCTCTGTAGAAATTGAGGGTGTCGGAACCGCTATTTTTGACATCATCGGATACGATGCCGAAAAGCTTATGGACCCAGGAAAACATAGCATGACATTATGGATGCGTGACTTACTCTTCGAGGAAATGCCGTTTAGCGCAGAAGGTAATAACAAATGGGAAGACTCTGATATTCGTAAATATCTTCAAAGTGATAGTTTTATCAAACGCTTTGAACCAGGATTCAGAAAACTTCTTTCTCCAGTTTACAAAGATAATGGGAAATTCCCAGAAACTTATGACGTATTTTTTCTCTTATCAAAAGAAGAATTAGAAGGTGGCTATGAGTACATCAATACAGAAGCAGACAGAGTAAAGGTTGATGAAAATGGAGAAACCGATGTCCACTGGACACGCAGCGCGTACCGTGGCAACGCTAATAGCGCGTGGTTCGTGAGCACTAGCGGCTTCGTCAGCAACTACAACGCGAATTGGGCGTTTCGTTTCTCCCCGGCTTGTGTAATCGCAAGATAATCTAACAATCGCGCCCCACCGCGTAGGGCGCAGAAAGGTTAAAATATGAAGTTTATTGATTTTTTTGCTGGAATCGGAGGATTTCGCAGAGGAATGGAATTAGCGGGGCATGAATGTGTCGGGTTTTGCGAATTCGATAAATTTGCAACCGCAAGCTATACATCAATGCACCTACTTACGCCGGAGCAAAGAGAACGTTTAAATGAAATGCCTTTAAAACAACGGAGAAAAGAAATATTGAAGGAGGAATACAGAAATGGAGAATGGTACGCAAATGACATTAGAAGAGTATATGCCGGAGACATTCCAAAAGCAGATTGCTGGTGTTTTGGATTCCCATGTCAAGATATCTCCGTTGCAGGAAAACAGCTTGGATTTCAAGGGAACCGTTCAAGCTTGTTTTTCAGAGTTATGTACCTTATCGGACAGCTCGAAGAAGAAAATAGACCCACTTACCTTTTCATTGAGAACGTTAAAAATCTGCTTAGTGTTAATGGAGGATGGGATTTCGCCAGACTGCTCATTGAAATGGAGCAGGGGGGGTATGATGCAGAATGGCAGGTGCTCAACTCCAAAGATTTCGGAGTGCCACAAAATCGGGAAAGGTGTTTTATTATCGGACATCTTAGAGGAAGAAGTACCTCAAAAATATTTCCTATCGAAGGAACAGACGGAAAAAATAGTGTTTCGTTAAATCTTTTTGGCTGTCTTAATGGTAGAAATTCACAGCGAGATAGAGTTTATAGTGGCGATGGATTAGCACCAACAATCAGTACGAAGCCGGGAGGAAACACAGAACCCAAAGTATCCATATTATTTGATACAAGTTATATTGGTCAAGATGGAAAAGCACGCATATATGAAAATATTTGTCCGACACTAACAAGTAGAGATTATAAAGAGCCTAGAAGTGTCGGAGTAGTATGCAATGTGAATCCGTCAGAAAAACGTCAGAACGGAAGAAGGTTCAAAGAAGATGGTGAGCCGATGTTTACATTTACTGGACAGGATAGGCACGGAATCGCGATTGAAGTCAAAGAAGCAACAAAACAAGGTTATGCAGAATGCAGAGTGGGAATTGACAGCGTGAACTTCTCAATGCCAAACAGCAAGACAAGAAGAGGAAGAGTCGGACAAGAAATCGCCAACACGCTCGACACGAGTTGCAATCAGGGAATCTTCGTTCGGGTATCGGAAGAACTGGTTGTATATGCGGTCTGGTATGAAAAATATCAATGCTACATAGCTATTAGAAAGCTGACACCGAAAGAATGCTTTAGGCTGCAAGGTTGGACGGATGACTATTTTGAAAAAGCAGAGTTTGTTAATTCTGATAGTCAATTATATAAACAAGCAGGAAACGGCGTAACTGTAAATGTAATAAAAGCCATTGCAGAAAATTTAGAAAACAAGGAGAAGAATTAATGATACAACAGAGAATAAACACCGTAGAGGGATTAGTTAAAAGTATTAGCATTGCTGTAAACAATCTGGTAGCAGAAGATGACACGATGAAACCTGTGAGTGAACGTACAGACAGCCTGAATTCCATCCAGAACATGATTACAGTTGCGCGATTAGAACTTCTGAAAGCAAAGAAGGAACTGGAAGAAATTTATTATT